ACGTGGCTGGAAGAAACGATAGACGGTTACATCACGCTTGATACCAATAACTACGTTATTTGGGAATGTCAAGTGGATATCTCCGTGATCGCCAGTCTCGCCTGAATATGTACCATCCTGTGCTTCTTTTAGCATAGGAACTTCAACAATTGGAATACCAAATGCGAATGGTGCTACGTATCCTGCTGGACCACCAAGTCCTGGAGTTGCTCCACGGATAACGCCTGATGCGATATCTTGTGGGATTGTCTGGTTTGTTCCAATGCTGTTAGCATATAGGAAGTCCTGGATTAGGTTTGAACCTACCAAGAAGCGTAGATCACCACGGCGTTGCTTGTACTTACGTGGAAGTGCCTTTAGAGCCTTATTGAAAAGCTCACGAGATACTCCTGCGCCTGCACCTGCTACAACGTGACCGCTAGCCTTTGCCTTCTTTACAATACCATCAAATGACTTGTACAGGGCATCGCCTGTTAGTGATGTATCTCCGTTAAGGACTACATCTTCAATGTCGTTACCTGCTTGTGTTGCCATCAAGCGAGCAATGTGATCTTCTAGATCTGGACCTTCAATATTGTCTTCTAGAGACTCAGTTGAAAGCTCCCAATTCAAACGAAGCTTCTTTGTTGTAAGAGAGATCTTTGAGAAAGTAACTGCTGCGTTTGCACCAGTTGCATCTCCTTCTGTTGCGAGAGACATAAGCTTCTCACCAACGGACATACGATCAATCTCTGATGTATCGCTTCTCATTCTGACTGTACGGGCGACTTTTCCAATTACGGTTGCGTCGAACATATAATCTAAAAAGCGGGCTGATTGTTCTGCATTTAGAAGACCACCGTTGCCAGCTTCGCTAGCTACGTGAACTCCTGCTCCACCTGTGGTAGAAGCAAAGGTACCTGTAGCAGTTGTGCCTGCTTCGATTGCCTTTTGTAATGTTTCGTTACTCATATTATATTTCACCTACCTTATTTAATTAATTCTGTTACGGAACCGAGGAAAGAACCGTTCCACTTTGATTTTTTGATTGTTACTTCCTGAGACCCGCCAAGGTCTGAGGACTTCTTAATTGCAGTCTCTGATTCTACTGCATCGACACGCTTCTCTACGCCATCAATCGTGTTCTTGATATCTTCTACAGCCTTTGAAAGTGCTGTATGTTGTTCTGCCAATTCTGAAATACGACCATCAACGCTCTTGCTGAATGTTTCAACTGTATCTTTGATAAGTGAAACTTGAGCAGCATTTGCTTCTGAAGCCTTATTTAGTGTTTCTGAGAAAAAGCCTTTAAGATCGCCAAGCATCTTTGCAAAATCAGGTTCATCAACCATAACTTCTGATACGTCGGCTGCTTTTTCTAGAGATTCGGCAGAAGCGTCTGCTACTGCATCTGCAGGAGCTTCTTCAACAGCTGGTGCTTCCTCTACGGGAGCATCTACTGCTGTGTCTTCTACGGTTGCTTCTGGTGCTACTGCATCTTCTGCAACTACGTTTTCTGTATTATCTGACACTTCTTTACCTCCTTCTATGTCTGCCTGTTTTGCAATTTGTGTTTCAGGCGTCGACAATCTTGACTTTTTATGTAAATCAAGAATCTTATCTATTTCTTTTGCTTTGTTAACATCGTTTGATTCTACCCATCCGATCAATGTTGCAGGCTTACCTGTAACTGGGGAATCATATGATGACTCTGTGGAAATGAATACTGAATCAGATTCGTTACAATAAAAAATATTTTCTGTTACGATATCTGCTGCCATTCCTTTAAATACTAGCTGACCGTTCATCTTAGAGATTGACAATATGTTACATAGTTCGTTTGCTGGCGAATCTACAATTGACAACTCCATTAGAGCATAGTCTTTAATAAACCTTACAGTCTTACCTGTTGACTTATTAACTTCGTTATCTGATTCAATAATCTTTCCGCCGATAGAGAAACCTGCGAGGGTTCCGTCTAAAACTTTTTCCCATGTATCTTGTGCGCCCTTTGAGATGTATGCATCTACATAAACTCCGTTATAGAATTCCTTTGATGCTGGATCGTAATAAGTTTCTGGTTTAAAAGAAACAATCTTACCTACTGCAACTGGCTGATGCATTTCACGAAGATTTCCACGGAAATTTTCGAATGCCTTAATGCTTGCTTCAGAGGTGACTACATCACCAGTCTGATCAACATTATCAAGTGTTGCAAATCCTGAGACTGTGCGTTTTTCACGGTTAACTTTAGTGAATGGCACGGATAACGTGATGTTATCGCCATGCGAAGACCAAAGTGATTTCTCAATGTTCATATGCTTAATTTTATAACGTTATTGTATATAAGGCAAATAATCAGTTGAGTAGGGTTAGTCGACTTGTCTTCCGTCGCCCTGAGCATTTCGGCCTTCTCCAGAAATATCTGGGGAATTTGCAGACCTTTCAGAATCTCTAGTTCTGGTTTTTCCTGCCTGTGCTCTTGCCTCTGCCTGTTGCTGTGGTTTTAATTCAACGACTTTATCTCCGCCGTCAAGTGGGACCATACCCATTCTAATTCTTACCTCATTAGGGGTAACAACCTGCATCCTCAAATATCTTTCATCAATTTTGGACTGGGTATCGGCGTCGGTCAAAGTAAGCTCATTAAATTTAATTATTAGGGCATCTGTCATTTCCTCAATAATTTTATTTAATTTCTTTTCCAAATTCATTTGGGCTGGACGGCATACTTGCTCTCTAAATGTTTTATCGGCATCTCTAGCCACCGCTAAATTAACTCCTTCAGGAGTTCCAATTTTATTAATTGGGACACGGTGAGATAATAGAATTTCATCTCTATTAGATTTACGATACACGTTAAATGAGGACTCTTGAGTTCCTGCCTCAATTGGCTCCATCTTAAATTCAACTTTTGAGTCTGGTGAATCTGGTGGAAGAGGAATATAAAGGGATCTGTGATTCTTACCTCTTAGGCCTACCTGGAAAAACTCGAGCAATTTACGCTCAGACTCTGTTGATAATTTAGCACCCTTTACGGTGATAATATATCTTGGAACCGCTTTGTTCTCAAAGTAGTCAAGGTTATACTTTCCAGCAAACTCGTTTCCAGCCATAGCATTTGATGATGCTACGATATCTGGAATACCATAGTAGTTATTTGTTGGTGTGTATTTCTTTAGATGAATAATTTCATTTGGTCTATCCAGTCCGCCCGCAATTGGGTTCTCTGTTTCTTGATCTCCAAAGTTACGGAAGTATACTGCCTTGCCGTATAGTAATTGAATGAAGCCGTCACGAAGGCGACGCACACGCATTGTCTTTGCAGGAATATGTCCGATATATCCAATTCGTCCAGCAGATGTTCTGCCGATTTCGATATATCCATTTCCTGTTGCTTCAACATCTGTGTAGGCCTTAATAAGTGTTTCTGTAAATGTTTCTTCTTCGTTGCATTGTTCTAGCCAATCATATAAATCCTGGCGAAGTCTATTTAGCTTTCTACGTGCACGGTCTAATGCTTTCTCGTCTGTGATATTATCAAACGCTTCGTTTGTTTTTCTTGTCTCAATGAAGTCGTGACCAAGTCCTACGATGTTTGAAACCTTAGCATTAATTGCTGCATAGTTGTATGGTGAAATTTCATAGATGGTTGAAAGATAATCTAAGTTATATGGGGGTTCGATAAGATCGAACATGGCATAGCCAGTAATTGCTTGTGCTAATAAATTCTGTTGTGTTTCGACTCCCTCAATACCCTGGAATCTCTTTTGTAATTCTCTGCCTATCTTACGACGGAATGCAGGACTTAGTCCTGATATTTTTGTGAGGTCTTCTCCGCTTACTTTAAATAGGTCTGTACTTGTTTGCTCTCTTGGAGTATTAAACTTCATCCAGTCGGCAACATTAGATATTGCTATCTCTTGTGAGTTATCATCTTCTTCGTATTTAATCATTACTGTCCCTCTGCCCTCAAATTTTTTATTTCGTCTTTATAGTTTCCAATATCCAAAGGATCTGGAACTAGACCCCATCTAAGTCTTTGTTCTTGTTCTGCAAACTCTTCGTCTGTGATCTTGCGTCGGGCTGAAAGAAATTTAGGCCCGCCTTCATATATACCGTATGTGCGAACTTCTCTAGCCAAAGCATCGATTCTGGATCTATTTCCTTTTTTGGACGTGACCGAAAGAAAGTTCCCATCATCGTCTCCAATCCATCTGCCGTCTGGCATTTCCCAAACATAGATTCCTAGTGTAGATTCTTCTTGCAGAATCTTAGTTTTTGCTTTACTGATATCCATAGAAGTTTATTTTACCACTCTTTACGGTCTAAGTCCAGCTTTTTGTCAGGGAAAGTGACAAAATTACGTACTTTGTAACACTATCCAGTCATTATTATATGCAATAATGTCTGATTCTGTCAGGGTGATTGCTGGTTCCGTCAAAGTTGAGACGGCTCTTCCAGTATATAATTCAAAATGGGTCTCTACAATTCCAGAGGTTAATTCCTTTTCGTAGGTCGTAATATTCTTATATAGATTACTTGGCCCACCAGATGACTCGTAATTTAATTGCAATGACCCAGTTACTGGGGCGGTAAATACTATTACGACATGGTGTGGCTCTTCTGCATTTAAATATGAGCTAATGTTTGTTTGATTAGTTACATCTATATTGTTTACATATACCTTGTCTATATTGGCCTTAGAAACCACTCCAGAGCCGTTCCAGGCCAGTCTGGTAGCAGAAGGGTCGGAAGCATAGAAAAGGGTGCTAGCGGCCAACGTAAGGGGCGTAAAGAACATCTCTACAGACTTGATAGAAGACAATGTATTAATATTAAACCCTGCCCCATCTTTAGCCCTAATTCCATTTGTATAATTGCGGGAAAGGATAGGATAATTTAATGATCCAAGGTAATATTCGGTGGGAGAGGATATTCTGTCCCCATAATTATCGGCATAGATATCTTTATTTGAATAAAAGGCTATGCAGAAGAATGACAAGATTGGCAGATATTTACTGGCATCTGAGGTAGACATAGTTATTCTGATATACACATTACCGCTTGAATGAAATGCATCTTTTGTATATTGAGGAAGAGGCTGTCCATTTACGCATGAGACATATGTAGTTCCATCTATACTGGATTCTACTGTTATTCCTAAATCATTCCGCCACTCAACTTTTGACGTAACCAGATTTAATCCCGACGGGATTGTAATAAAATCATTAATGACAAATGTTCTAGCAGTTACGGTATCTGTTTCAAAAAATCCAATGTGTCCGTCTACTAAATCGTAATATGTATTATCATCTAGCCAATTTGTCCAAGGCTTATTTACGGGATAAGAGTAATCAAAGGCTGGTTTCAAGTTAGCATCTGATCCCGAATATAAAACTCCTTGATCTGGATATGCTACCTGAATTGCAGGAGATGTTATGTTGCCGCTTATATAATGTTTAGCAATTGTTTTATCTGACAATGCGTATCTGTATACTGCTGGAGCATCGACAGTAAATTCATCGCCTGCCGTTGTGCTTGGTCCAATTTGTAATCCTAATGCTGTGTTTGTAAATTTAAAGGAAGTTAATGATTTAGAGGCCACAGAGATTCCGTCAATATATAGCAGGATTGATTCTCCTGTGTATTTGCCAGCAATATAGGCAGTCTTCTTAGAATATGTAAGCGGAGATATTACCCACTCATCTGCTGAAACCTTAAATACAATATGGCCGTTATCCCAGAATAATCCTATGTTATTTGTTGTATCAGCAAATAGTCTGACAACATCGGTTGATTCAATTGATGGATATATCCATGCTTCTATTGTAAAGTCATTGTCTGAAGTATAAGAGGTTGCAAATCCTGCTCCTACTGTTGCCCCATAATAATCTTTAGTAACGGGTACTGTTATATATGCTGTATTTGTAATACGTGTTCCTGATAACCCGCCTGAAACTAATGGTAATATATTTGATGCAGGTGATCCTACATATGTAGCATTGTTTCCGCATCCTGATATATCTGAAGCGGTGGTACCTGAAGACTCATCCAACGGCCAGAAGCCAATTGGATAGTCCTTAATTACCTTTAATTGATAACTCATATTGTTATTATACCAACGAATGGGTATTTGGTATATTACTCTGTAGGGGGTGTATTTTGAGCATTAAGTAGTTTTACTACTGTTTCCGCCGTCTGCCTAATATCAAGAGCACGGGAAATTTCCTGGCAACCCATACGAATATCTGAGATGTTTGCTACTCGATCAAGTTTTAGCTTTTGCCCAATATCTGTTACTACTTTAAATTGACCGTCTTTATCTTTGATTACAAAGAATACGGTTTCTACTTCCGCCGCTTCTGGGGCGGGAACCTCTAAGGATTCAACTGAATCTATATTTTCTGACATATATTATCCTATCTGTTTGTATCAGTATAGCAAATTGTTACCGATAAAGTCAAGTCTTCCATATCTTACCACTTTGACAATGGGCATTTAAGATTATTACTGATTATAGATGTTACAAAACATCCGCATTCATGTTTTGTGCAATTTTTGTATTCACCTAAATATGGGCAAGATTCGCATATTTTAACTGCATTTTTTTGTTTATCGGAAAAATGTTTTAAATTTTCCCAAATAATCATGTCCAGTAAATCCAATGCTCCCATGTGCCTGAAATATTATTATATGTTGCCGAACCAGTTCCTACACCCCATTGTAAGTTATTTGGAAAAGATCCACATGTTGCTCCAGTCCATCCTGCTCCTATTGCTCCATCAGAAGAACCCCAGCTACAAGTTCCTTGAGCGGTATTATAAAATCCATGTCCTCCTGCATATCCAAGATAAACTCGATACCCAGTTCTTGTTCCAGAAGTTGTTAAATTACCTTGTGACTCATTTCCACGAGTGTTATACAATTGCTTAGTCCCATAATATCCTGTAGCTCTAACATCTAGAGTATTTCTTTGAACAAGTATTCCTTCCCAATTAATGTTATTTTCTAACAAATTTATATCTGCGTTAGACCCAACTGCGCTTCTAAATACCCTCACCCACGGCTTGCTTTCATAGTAATTTGGCTCATAATACATTTGTAAAGCAGAGGACATTGATGGAGATTTAAACCAGTATGTGCCAGCAGGCATTCCAAAGGTAGTTGCTTGTACTGGAGAAGCAAAAAAATCGTCTTGGGATTTTCCAATACCTACTTTTGATTTTTGTTTCCCCTGAGAACCAAATGTTCCTCTTACGCTGTTAATAAATGGCATTTTTATCCTTTAGTAGTTTAGATTTGAGTTAGCAAATAAAATCCATGCATTTCCTGAACGAAGGAATGTAAATGAAAATATGTCAATCTTTCCAGCAGATGATGTTGGCGTTGGTACCAAACCATTTGGCCATCTGATTGTTTGATTTGTTCCAGCAACTTGAACAGTTGTTGGAATATACCCAGTAGATCCCTGTGTTACAAGTACGTTTACTGTCATAACCTTATCATTGTCTGTAGGCATGTTTGTAAAGTTAAATGTCATTGCTCCTGTTGGTGCCGCTGAAATGTAATAAATGTTTCCTAGTGTCCAGCTAAATGTACCAGTATTTGAAGATAATGTGACTGGTACAACATTTTCACGAAGCTCCTGAATATCAACAGTTCCAGACAAAGAAACTCCACCAGTTGCTGTTAAGCCTGCCGTAGAAACATCTCCCGTTACTGTAAGATTCCCAGTTGCTGCAACATTTTTTGCTCTAAAATTTGCATAATCTAATCCAACTTCAGAGAAGTTAACTGTTGATGTTGGTTTAGTTGTAGCATTTTGGAATGCTTTAATTTCTCCATCTGATGCATCTCTTACTACACCAGCGTATCTTTTGTTCCCGCCCGTTGTATATTCAGCAACAAGACCTAGGTCTACAGCATCTCCTGTATTTCCAGTTCCAACATAAATAAGCGGATCTGTTACAGAAAGTGTTGTAGTTGTAAGAGTTGTTCCTGCACCACCGAAGGTAATATCTCCAGCGATGTTTACGTCGCCTTGGATACCTACGCCACCGACTACTGTCAGTGCACCTGTTGAAGGTGAAGTAGAGGCTGTTGGAATTTCAATGTGAACATTTAGATCTGGCGTAATAGACATTTGCTCATTTCCAGAATCATAACCACCTGCTGCAAAAATAATTTTGTTATCGGCTCCATTTGCTCCTGTTGCTAAAACAAGATTTCCAGCTCCTGTTGTACCAAATGGTGCTTCGAAAAATATGTAACCGTCATGTGGTCCAGTGATTCCATATGTGCTTTGACTGAATGTAGATCCAGTAATTCCCATATCTATCCAGCCTGATGCATCTACGCCATTATCAGCGTATGCAATAAAGTCTGTTGATGAATTTGAAGAAGAGTTTTGAATTGCAAGTTGTGCATATGGCTCTCCATTAAGTTTAAATACTGCTCCTGGATTTGTTAGATCGGCAGAAGTTTCCCATGCCTTTGCGCCTGTGCCAACATAAACTGTTCCAGTCAATGCTGTGTCTCCAGCAATTCTTACATCTCCAGTAATATCTGTTCCGTCATTTGGAGTGATTATAAATTGCTCTGAGCCACTTTGTAATCCACCCGCCGCAATAATAATTTTATTGTCTAGCCCTGTTGAATCGGTTGCTAATACTAAGTTTCCATCACCAGTAAATTTATTAACTTGAGAGTTAATAACTGATGTTAGGGCAATATTACCACCTGTATAAGATGAAGGAGTTGCAACCACAACCTGTGTTGTAGTTGGCGCTGAAACAACCGTGTATCGTCCTTCAAGAGTTGGAGCCACTGGAAGAACTAGGTCAAAAATAACTCCTGCTATCATTCCATGTGGAGCAGAAGTAATAATATTTAGGTTAACCCCAGCAACGCTGTACTGAGAAACGGTGGTTACGCCTGCAATTGCACCTGACATAAATACATATCCATCACCTGGTCCAGTCAGTGAGAATGTTGGGTCATTGAAAGATTGATTGGTAATACCCATATCGATCCATCCTGACTCATTTGTGCCATTTGAGGCATATGCAATAAAGTCAGCGGATGAACCTGTTCCAGAGCCTGTGTTTACAAGGGCGGCCTGAACAAAACTATTTGATGAACCTTCAATACCTAAAGCAACATTTGTTAAGCCTGCCGCTGTAATAAAGTCAGTAATATCTTCGCCAATCAAAAATGTATCAAAAGAGTCTGACCAGAATGTGAGTGTTCCGTCTGTCTTTAATACTTTGCCCGCCTGACCTTCTGTTGGTGGAATTTCAGAACCTTCTACCATACGTGTCCAATAATCTGTATCTGTGATGGCTTCGCCTGTTGATGGCAATTCGTTAGTATAAATCCATACGATGTTATTGTATCTGACTACATCGTTTAGTTTATATTCTACTGCATCGTCCCAATCCCCCTTCCAAATAAAGCGGATTGATCCAAGATTAATAATTTGAGTTGCCATTTATTCTACCCTCACAATAAGATTTGACGTGTCTGTCTCAGACCATTCGAATTCCAATTCACGAGTTGTGAATGTCCATTCTCTGTAATCTGTACTTCTTCTGTTTTGATCTGGAAGAATTACTTCGGTTGTCCCGTCGTTAATTTTTTCCAATATAAGTTCTCCCGAAACTGGAAGATACTTAAAGCCATAAAATGCTCCAAGATTAGATCCTGGAATTTGCTGCCAATATGTCCCGCTCCATTCCCACGCTACATCACCGACGGTATAAGTGTCGCCTATTGTTGGTGAAGCTGGAAATGTGATTGGCATATTTCTCCTATTATACTTCTGCCCATACAGAGCCGTAGTATATGAAAAGTTTTCCTATAGTTGAATTGTACCAGATATTGCCTTCAACTGGGCTTGCGGGGGCGGTAGCAGAAACAGTTACTGTTGATCCCGCCTCTTCTGCTGTTAAAACAATCTTGTTGTTATCGTCATCGTATACTGCGCTAATGTTAGAATGCGTTGAATGCTCAAAAAGCGGTGCTATGGCATCTTGAATTTGATCAGTGCTAATAGTGGCGGTGCCAGTAAGAAGAATTTTATTATTATCGTCATCATAGGATGCGGTTAAATTTGTATGGCTTGAGTGATTAAGAAGAGGGGCTACAAAGTCCTGAATCTCTTCCTGTGTTAGAACTGGGTCTTCTTCAGAAACTGAGTAAATTCGCCATGCTGTTCCATCCCAAGAAAAGGTGCGGGTACCGATAGTAACCTGCTGCCCATTGGTTGGATTTGACGGAAAATTCAAGGCGGAAGTCATGCTTTAATTATACCTCAGTCCTCCTTATAATATGTGTCTCTAAGGTATTCATAAAGAGTTGGAGATTCGTCTGCTGCTTTTTTCCACCTGGCTTTGTCAAACTCCCACTTTGCGTTAACTCTATCTATCTCATTTTTTAGAGATCTTTTTTCTAAATACTCTATTTGAGATGCCCTTCTTTCATTTACCATATTTACTCTTTGGCCAACCAAAATAAATGTAATACCTCCAGATTCAAATGGATTTGCCCAATTAGCCATATATCTCCAAAATACATTAAAGAATGTAGCTGTCCTCAATTGACTCTTTGACACAGGGTCTTTTGTAAGCGGATCCCTAAATTCTTTATTTGAAATTGCTAGCCAATATGGCGTGTCGTCTCTTTTTGATAAAGCATAATGTAGTGCAACAAACTTACTAAAATCGTTAAACTGATCGTATACAATTTCATTATACATATCTTTGTTGAACTGATTAATATCTTCTAAATAAAGAACATCAATTAGTCTCCATAAAAATTCATGAACACTAAACAATCCATTACTTTCTAAAGGCTCAATAAATCCAGCAGAAAGACCAATTGCTACAGCGTTCTTTACCCAAGTTCTTTCATGAATACCAACACGCATTTTGATTAATCTATATTCTAAACTATCAACTTCTTCTTTTGTTCTTGGTGCAACCATTTTATCTGACATTAAATATTTTTTAAATTCTTCTTTGGCATCTTCTGGGGTAACATATTTATCTGAAAAAACATATCCAGTTCCAAGTCTTGACCAGAGAGGAATGTTCCAGCACCAACCATTTTCAATAGCAGTACAATTTGTAAACCCTTGAAGTTCTTTTTCTTTATCCTTATACTGTATTTGAGTTGCCCATGCACTATTGTTAGGAAGCATATCCGAATAAGAAATAAATGGTTCGCTTAAAGCTTCTCCCAAAAGAAGACTTTTGAATCCAGTACAATCTATATATAAATCTGCAAATATTTTAACATCATTGTCTAAAGTAAGATTTATAATTCCATCAGAATTAGTTGGTATGTCTACAACATTTGCAGAAATATATTTTACGCCATTGGGAATACAGTAATTATTTTTTAGCCATGATCCAAATTTTGTTGCATTAAAATGATAAGCAACGTCTACGTCTGGGTCAAAATTATCTAGCTGACCATAATCATTTGTTGAAAATTTATTATTTTCAAACAAAGCTGCTCCAGAAAATATGCACCTAGCAAAATCTTCTACTGGGGTATCTGGATAAAAATATTTTTTTGCTTCCCAATCAAAAAATGGGTTTCTGCCAGGGTCGTTTCGCATTGGGGTTCCAAATGGGTAATGGAATGATCCAGAATCTTTTTTATAAAAATCTGTAAATTTAATGCTTAGCTTTAATGAGGCATCCGTTTCTTTAAAAAACTCTTCTTGTCTATCATCTATCCCAATCCATCTAGACCATTGTCTAATTCCACCCAATGTAGACTCTCCTACACCAACAATTGGAACATCTGGAGATTCTATAACGGTAATATCTTTGTTTGGAAAAGTTTTTATTAATGTAGCGGCAGTCATCCATCCAGCAGATCCACCACCAACAATAACTATTTTATTAATTTTCATTATAGTGGTCTATCGTGAATCCAGGTAACAATTGCATATTTAGTTCCAGAAATTACTGGATGTGCTATGTGTGTATATGGATATGTTGATGGAAATAGAAGCAGCATTCCAGCCTTTGGTTTAATTTTTACCCCGAAGTTAACAAACTCCACTTCTCCACCTTCGTAATCATCATTTAAATAAACAATTGCGGAAATTGCTCTTCCTGCAGCCGTGTCTCCATCAGAATGTGCTTTATACTCTTGTCCGCCACTGTATCTTAACATTGAATATCCTTCATGCTGCAATTGATCAATATCATGTTTTTTTGCATAAGGAATAGTAGTTGCTAGAAGTAATAAATTCATTTGATTATGAATATTTTGTGACGCTAAATTATCACGATTAGCATTTTCTGTAATATTAGTAATATAATTTGTTCTGTGAGACTGAGCTGTTCCATATCCAACAGTACCTGCTTTTTCCCACCTAACGCCAGAAGATATATCATTACATTGCTCTTCCATTAATTTAATTGCTTCTTTAGGATTTGGCCAAGCATCTTCAAATATATCTATGCATCCGCCTACTGTTTTAGTTGGTAAAAGTACTCCAGGAAATATTCCGTTTACGCTGTATGCCATTTCTTCTCCTTATTTTATATATTATAAATATTATATAATATTTAAATCCAATATTTTATTATAGCTGTTGCTGCTAATATAGACCATCCTATATTAAATAGAATAATTGTTGGTAATGTTTTTATAGTAGAAGACCATATTAAAGCAAGGCTTGAGGCTAGGGCAAAGATGTATAGCCACCACCACTGTTTTCCAAACAAAAGACCTGGGAATATAATGCAGAGCTTTGTCATAAAAGCAAAGAACTCTACGGTATTTGCCCTATTCCAGTATTTTTTATTACCCATGCCTTTTATAGCATGAACCCACTCAAATTTGCTTATCAATACTTTTTCTTTCTACTTAATAAATAGTATAGCATTATCTAAAAGAGTTTTCAATAGGTAATAGTGTTAAATTATAAGTTTTTTATTAAATTCTGGATTTGGCTGGTGTAGCCATAAATCCTCATCATCAACCCATACTTCGTTTACTTTTAATGGCTGACCTAACTCTTTTGCACGATTATAAACTTTTTTAGCTGCTTCTGGTCCATAAAATGTTTCAATAGCATCTTTCATATTTGTTATCATATAAAACTCAGCATATGGATCCCATGCTGCGTAAACGCCAATTCCAGTAGGATTAAATGCAATTTCTTCCCAAAGATTTACATCTTCAATTTGCATTTCTCTTTTATAGTCCCAGTCTGTTTTTGGAGGAGTTTGAATGGTATCGTAATTCATCCAATTTTCATCAAAATAATCACCAAACCAAGGTGTCTTTAGTATATTTTCTGTTGTTCTCCAGAATGGCATTATTAAATAGATACACTATTTACGCTAGAAGGATATCGAATTACTATAATTCCTGATCCGCCAGCTCCAGAAGGATTGTCTGAGCTATGATGCATTCCGCCGCCACCACCACCTGTGTTAGGCGATCCATTTTTTCCACCTGGGTTTTGATCATTTTGACCAGCACCTACACCGCCTCCGAAAGGTATTCCTACTGTAGAATAGGATGGACTCGACGAATTATTTGCTGCGCCACTGTGGACTCCGCCTCCACCGCCTCCGCCACGTCCAACAGAAGATCCAGTAATAGAAGAATAAAGCCCAAGTCCGCCGCCACGACCAATTCCTCGGTCTCCAGCGCCTCCGCCTCCACCGCCTTGGTGAGTAGGGCTTCCAGTCATTCCAACTTCATCTGTAAGCTGACCGCCATCTGCGCCTCTATGGCCTACTTGAGTAATTCCAGCAACTGCTGGTTGAGAAGGCTGTAAGGCTGCAGATGCTGCACTTCCTCCAGTTCCTCCGCCCGTAGAGCCACCAGCACCAGAGTTTCCAATCCAAGAATCCCAACCGCAACCAAATCCTCCACCAATTGCTGTTAATCCAAAACCTGTTGTGTTTCCGCCTTGTGTTCCTACAATAGTAGCACCGTGACCTGCAGGTGAACCACTACCACCAGAAGCAATATTGAGTGGAAAAGTTCCTCCTCCAAAACTTCCTGTACCGTAAATGTATCCTCCAGCGCCTCCGCCGCCTCCGATTGAGCCGCCGCCTCCACCGCCTGCAACCATTAATATTTCTACTGAAACTCCTGGGGCATTAACAAATGTATTCGCTCCTGGAGTAGTATATGTGTGTATTCTATAACCACCAGCAGTTGTTATTGATCCTCCGCTAATTGCATCAACCATAGCCTGATTGATGTTACGTTTTGATTTACTTTGAGGGCCAAAACTTCCTCTTACGCTACTAATAAATGGCATTTATTCTCCTTTAGAAATTTAAGTTAAATGATCCTATAACGATCCACGCATTAGCAGATGTTCTAAGTAAAGTAAAGGTAAATATATCAATTTTATTAGCAGACGATGTTGCAGTTGGAGCTCCACCATTAGGCCAACGAATTGTTTGGTTTGTTCCAGCAATTTGGAAAGTTGTAGGAATGTATCCTGTAGAACCTTGCGTAACCATGACGTTAATTGTCATTGCTTTAGATGAAGTTGTTGGCACGTTAGTGACATTAAATGTCATTGCTGCTGTTGGGGCTGTAGCAATATAATAAATATTTCCAGCTGTCCAATCAAGTGTTCCTACGTTTGATGCTAATGTAACATCTACAATTTGTTCACGAAGTTCTTGAATATCTACTGTACCGCTTAATGATACCGCTCCAGAAGCTGTTAGGCCACCAGGTGCTGTAATTAATCCAGATGTGTTGAGGGTAGTTGCTGTAATTCCTGCAGTTTGAATGTCTGCATACGCTAGACCTGCGCCTGAAAAGTTTACAACGCCTGCGGTTGGTGCAACTGAAGAATCCTTGAAGAACTTAACTACACCATCTGAAGCATCACGAACTAAACCAGCATATTTACGATTTCCAGTTACTTGAGCTGTTCCAGTAGCTGAAGCTGAGGCAACGTCGACATTTGTCTTTGAATATGTAAATGTTGTTGCTCCTGCAGTACGAATAACAAAAGTTCCGTTATATGTTGCATTAACACCAGCGATAACTACAACATCTCCTGCGCTAAATCCATGTGCGGCAGAAGTTGTTACTGTGGCAATATTATCTGTTATCTGAGTATTTGTTACTGTGAATACAGATGAAGTATTTGCAGTAGCATATTCTCCAACTACACCTAGGTCTATGGCATCTGATGTATTATCAGAACCTACTCTAATTATTGGATCAGCAACCGACAAAGTTGTTGTTGCTAATGTTGTTCCTGAACCACCAAATACAATGTCTCCTTGAATATTAACGTCACCTTGAATACCTACACCGCCGACCACTGTTAGTGCACCTGTTGTAGGTGAAGTAGAAGGTGTTGCAATTTCAATGTGTACGTTTACATCTGGGGTGATTGACATTTGCTCGTTACCAGAATCGTAACCACCTGCGGCAAATATAATCTTGTTTTCAGTTCCATTAGCGCCTGTTGCAAAAACTAGGTTTCCTGCACCTGTTGTATTTGCTGGAGCTTCCATGAAAATGTATCCATCGTTTGGACCTGTGATTCCATAAGTTTCCTGGCTAAAGGATGAGCCAGTAATTCCCATATCAATCCAACCTGCTGCATCTACTCCATTATTAGAATATGCAATAATATCTGTTGATGAGTTTGATGATTGGTTATGAATTGCTAGTTGAGCGTATGGATTACCATTTAGCTCAAATACTGCAGCGGCATTTGTTAAATCTGCATTTGTATTAAATGCTTTTGCTCCAGTTCCTACATAAATTTCGTCATATACTTCGATTCCATTATCTGGAGTAATAATAATTTGTTCGTTGCCGCTTTGTAGTCCACCAGCTGCGATGATAATGTTATTTACTAGTCCTGTAGAATCTGTTGCTAAAACCATATTACCGTCACCAGTAAACTTATTCATCTGAGAGTTAATAACAGATGTAAGCGCAATGTTTCCGCCAGTGTAGCCTGCAGGTACTGTAACTACAACCTGTGTTGAAGTTGGTGCTGAAACTACTGTGTAGCGAGATTCTAGTGTTGGAGCCACTGGAAGAACTAGGTCAAAAATAACTCCTGCTATCATTCCATGTGGGCCATCTGAAATTAAGTTAAGAGATGTTCCAGCAACGCTGTACTGATCTACATCAACTACTCCAGCAATAGCGCCAGACATAAATACATATCCATCTCCTGGACCTGTTAGTGAAAATGTTGGATCATCAAATGAACCATTTGTAATACCCATATCTATCCAACCAGACTCGTTTGTTCCGTTAGATGTGTATGCAATAAAGTCTGCAGATGAGCCTGTGCCTGCTCCTGTGTTAACTAATGCTGTCTGTACAAAGGATGTAGAGGATCCTTGAATACCAAGTGCAACATCAGTAAGATCTGCTGCTGTAATAAAATCTGTAATGTCTTCACCAATTCGAAATGTATCGAATGATGCTGACCAAAATGTTAATGTGCCATCGGTCTTAAGAACTTTACCTGCTTGTCCTTCTGTGGGAGGAATTTCTGATCCCTCAACCATACGTGACCAATATGCTGCGTTTGTGATTGCAATATTTGCTGTAGGGATTTGATTAATGTATACCCATACAATGTTGTTATAACGAACTACGTCATTTAGTTCGTATGTGTCTGTTGGATCATGATCACCCTTCCAAATAAAGCGAAGGTTACCTAAATCGATTAATTGTGTTGCCATATGCTATGCTCCTACCTCTACTAGTAAGTGTGAAGGATTCTCTTCGTCCCATTCAAATTGTAATGGAATTGTTGTGAATATCCACTCTTTGTATTCGTCATTTTTACGAACTCGAATACCGTTCGAATATATACTACTCTGTGGAAGAACTACTTTAGATCCATCATCTGTTACCTGAAGATATAACCTTCCAAGATCATTGCTTGTTTTGAAGCCATAAAAAACTCCAATGTCTGTTGCGCTTCCGCCACCGCCACCTGCACCTGCTACTGAATCCCATGTTGTTCCGCTCCAGGACCATGTCCTATCTTCAGTCGTAAACAATTGTCCTACGACTGGGTTTGCGGGAAAGTCTAATGCTGGCATAGTCTAAAGTATAGCATAGTATTTGTTAAAACAAATAGCTATTTTATACCCCTCCTTTTTGATTTTTGACACATAATTTAAATTAAACATTCTACCAGGCGCTCCTTGCTACACGTATCCATGAATCGCTGGCAACACATACATATAGATATCCAGAATCATATGCAATTTCTCCTATAGCTCCTGGAGAGCTATTTGTAGATGGAACAGAAACAACAGTAACCCCAGGAGTTCCTGGTTCTCCTTGGGGTCCAACAAAACCTGGCGAAAACTCAATCCAAAATCCATCATGGTAAACATATGCTCTTCCAGCAGCGGTATTGTACCAAACCTGTCCCGATAAAGGATTAGATGGCGGATTTTCTCCTGGTTGGAAATCTCCAGGAATACCCTGTGGTATTGAAAAATTAAATATAGCATCAGATACTGTTCCAACATTTTCTACTGTTGCCTCTGATGCATATGATCCAGTTTCTACAGTTCCTACAGCAAGGGTCGATGCTCGACCAGTTTGTAATTCAAAATCAAATATAGCATCTGTGCTATTACCAACATTTGTTACTGTTGAAGGGGTTCCAAAATTAACATCTACTACATCTCCAATCTGGATTGTAGATCTTGGACCAGCAGGAATTTCAAAATCAAATACTGCGTCTGAGGTTGTTCCAGAATTAATAACTGTTGCTGGTTCTCCATCTAAAACTGTGGTAACAGTTCCTACAGATAATGTTGCTGTTCTACCAGCAGGAACTTCAAAGTCAAAAACAGCATCGCTGGTAGTTCCTGAATTAGTGACTGTTGGAGGATTTCCGTAATCCACATCGTCTACTGTTCCTACAACAATTGTAGCTGCACGTCCTGCAGGAATCTCAAAATCAAATACGGCATCGGAAGTATCGCCACTATTTATTACTGTTGGAGGATTTCCATAATCTACATCTTCGACTGTTCCCACAACAATTGTTGATGCTCTTCCTGCAGGAATCTCAAAATCTAATACGGCATCTATTGATGTTCCAGAATTAGTAACTGTTGGGGAATTTCCGTAAAGAACATCAGTTACCTGACCTACTGAAATTTCTCCAGTAGCTCCTTTTTCAACTACTAACGACCAAGAAGGAGACGATGGAGGTGCTCCAATAACACTAGTTTGATGTTCTAAAACCCATAGACTCCCATTATGTGTTACTCCATCTAGTTCTACATATTCTTCAGTATTATCCCAAGCGCCTTGATAATTTAAGAACATGGGTCCTCTTGGACCAGCAAATCCTGGAGAATATTCTACCCATGCACTGTCATAATATACATATGCTCTACCGTTTGTTGTGTTATACCAAACAAGTCCTTCTACTGGATTTGGTGGAGGAGTTTCTCTAACATTAAAGTCATGCATTTCTCCAGGGATACCTTGAGGTATTGAAATGTTTAATATTGCATCGCTAACTGTACCAACATTTTCAACTTCTACTTCAGTTAAATAATTTCCAGTTGTTACTGTTCCTATTGCTACTGTTGCTGCCCGCCCAGTTTGTAATTCAAAATCAAATATTGCATCAGTTGTAGTTCCGACATTTGTAATAGTTGAAGGATTGCCAAAATCTACATCTACTACATCTCCAATTTCAATTGTTGATCTTGGACCAGCGGGGATTTCAAAATCAAATACTGCGTCGCTAGCATCTCCTGAATTTACTACGGTTGCAGGATTTCCATCTACTACTGTAGTTACTGTTCCTACATTTATTGTTGATGCTCTTCCTGCAGGAATCTCAAAATCTAATACAGAATCGCTTGTTGTACCTGAGTTTGTTACGGTTGGGGGTTCTCCATAAAGAACATCTTCTACTGTTCCAACCTGGATTGTAGCCGCTCTACCAGCGGGGATTTCAAAATCAAATACAGCATCAGAAACATCTCCGCTATTCACAATTGTTAATGACTGGCCAAAATCTACATTATCTACAGATCCTACATTTATAGTAGAAGCACGACCTGCTGGAATTTCAAAATCTAAAATGGCATCTGTTGTTGTTCCAGTATTTGTTACTGTTGCTGGTTCTCCATGAAGAACCGCTGTAACTGTACCTACGGTTATTTCTCCTGTATCGCCCTTATCGCCCTTATGAATAACCTTTTGCCAATCTGGTTCTGATGGAATAGTTCCAGCAGGACTATTATTTTCATTTAGTCTCCATAAAGATCCTATATAGGTAACACCGTCAAATTGTGTATATGAAACACCTGAATTCCAGTTTCCTTGATAATTTACAAATGCTGGGCCTTCTGGACCTGTTGGACCAGGAGAAACTGCTTCAACCCAATATGAATCATAGTATACATATAGTTTTGCATTTACTGTATCAAACCATGCAGAGCCTTCTACTGGTGATGCTGGTGCAGTTGCAGATGCTGTGAATCCTCCACCTGTTCCACCGCCGCCACCACCGCCACCAGAGCCAGAAATTTCTACCCAGAATGCTCCATCATAAATATAAAGTATTGCTGTATCTGAATCTAACCAAAGATCTCCTACGTTAGGATTAGCAGGAGCGGTAGAAGAGATATCAGCAGATGTTCCGCCTGTTGAAGTTAAACTTAATTCTTTATTTACTGAATCATAATTTACAGTTATATTTGTATGTGTTGCACTTGTAATAATTGCTGCTGCGGTATCTTGAATACGCTCATCAATATCTAACTCTGTTTGTGGAACAAATCCGTCTGGTCCAAGTGAGGCAACCCCCTCTGCGTTTCCAACATCAGATAGAGGAACATATGTTTCTGGCAAAGAGTTGCCAAGGCTTGCTACGGCTTCGTCGGTATATTCATTTGCTGTTGTGATGGCGGCTGCAGCAGAACCTGCTGGATCAAAATTGTCAGGGTCGATCTGCCTAATTTTATAGTCAAGGGAGTCGGCATCGGTGGAATTATCTACACCAACTTTTTCTTGAAGGGCCGCAATGGCGTCATTAGCGTCGGCATGTTGTTCTGAATGCGACGGTGACTGAACTGAGTCGGATGCTTGAGGATTAATCAATTCATCCAGACTAACTGGAAAACTTGTTGCCATTTACGTATACCTCTTCCCCTATTATACCCTAATATTTACTAAGAGTAGGGCTTGTCTTGCCTTAAGTGTTTCTTGTAATAGCCATAAACTTGCTCTACTTTTTTATTAAAATTGCTGTGTCCAACTTTTCTTAAAGATTGGTCTATTTCCATTTCCCAGGCTTCCCTGCGAATTGGTATTATTTGAAAGATTGGCGTACCAGCTTTAATAACTCCCTGAAAATCTTTCTTTATGTAAAAGGAAATGTTTCCAGGAGCCACATACTTATCGTAGTCAACTATTCCGCTGTTTACTACAAATGGTAGGTCTGGACGGTTAAGTGGGCTAGTTACTAATGCAGACCAACCGTCTGGAAGACTTGTGCCCCACCACATTTGCCAGAAAAATCCTTGTTCATGACACCCTATGGGTGTTGGAAGATGATCTTTAGCTCTTGGGTATGCTGGAGTTAAATTAGAGTCGTAAAAAATATTTGGCACATCGTTAATTACTTTAACATCTATGTCACAATGAAGTCTGTAGTGATACCCTGAAGTTATTGCATCTAAAAATGGCATACAGTGTTTTAGACCCAAGTTGGGCATTCCGTTATTTGAGATTGTTAGTTCTTCTGAGCCTACAAACCTTTCGCTTTTCCTCCAATATTCTGGCACATTTTTTATTGCAGGTATAGGGGGCAATGTAATATCTTCAGATTTCTCATCCCAGGCATAGAATTTTATTTTATTCATACTTTGATCTTTCCCATAAAACATCTTTGTAATGGTTTTGAATTCTTGGTGTTCCTGGCTTAAAATGTTCTATGGTTTGCGGATCTAAAATTTTATTTTCAGAATTCCAATTTTCTCTTTTAATGGGGATTACTTGTAAAAAGGGTGTACCTGCTTTTATAATTCCAGAAAAACCTTTTCTTAAAAAAAACGGAATATTGCCAGGATGAGATGTTTTGTCATTATTGATAATACCCATTGTATTAAGAAATGGTACGTCATAACCGTTAAAGGGAGTCATATATAAAACATTATATCCCTCTGGAGATTCAAAACCCCACTGAGGCTTCCAGGCAAAATGGTGATCGTGATAGCCAAAAGGTGTCTGAAAATCTGACATTGGAGTTCTGGAAGATAAAAAGAAATCATACTCTTTGTCTATTTTAAATTTAGGAATATCATTATCAATATAGAATTCTATATCACATGGCAAAAGCATTACATATCCCGAATACATACCTTCAAAAAATGGCATGCAGTTTTTATAAGTACTTTCTCCATCGTTAAAATATTTTTTTGAAGACTTGTACCAGTCTGGGAGTGCTTTAATTGCTGGTATTGGGAAATTAAAATTTTCTGACAAAGTGACAAATTTTATCTTAGGCATTTCTTTCCTTATCAAAGTTATACATAACTCTAGAGGGAGTATTTGTTTTTGAGCTTGCCTCTACACGCTCATATATTTTTTTGTAAATATCAACGTGGTCAACTCCAGCACATCTTTCGTACTCTTTTAATAGCTCAATAGACGGAGATCCATATATCCCTAAAATTTCTCCTAAAAGTATACTCTTGCATCTTAAGGCTCCGAGGGCTATCTTTTCTAAATAATTAAATCCGTCTAAACTTTTTCTTTCGACTTTATGCCTCCAAGATTCAATGTCCGATACACCGTGGAACATTTCTCTTGTCCATAATATATCTTTATCTATTGCAAAAATTCTATATCCTCTAGTCCAAGCTCTCATGGCCGTTGTGTTTTCTTCGTGATAACTAATATAGGGGTCAAAGGGAACTTCATTTAAATAAGATGATTCTGCAAATAAAAGGTGGGCTCCTACTAAATAATGCTCTTCATATTTACCTGTAACTTCTTTATCCCATGTAGGGGTAGGCATAACATGGCCTTCTGGGAATACTTCATCATCCATTTTAAACTTTAATTTAAACTGAGGCATTTCTTCTTCAAATGATTTGTTTTGATTCTGATTGAATATACATCCATTTTTGTCTCTATACCAATATGGACTGTACGTACTTATAACTGGCTTTTTATATTTTTCTTTAAGATCAGAAAAATACTCTATTAGATTCTTATCCCAGTTTTTTTTAAATATTGTGTGTGCGTCTATTGATAAAAAGTAGTGTTCGTCTTCTATTAAGCCTGCCGCAATTGCTCTGCTTGGACTTGTGCCAATTGGGTGCACCTCTAATATGTCTATTGTTCTTACATTTTTATATGAAGATAGGTCTGGTTTTGGTATATCTGGATACTGCATGCCAATCCCAAAGTAAACATCTTTAGGATTACTAGCATTTGAATACGCAGTTTCTAATGTAATAAATAAATCTGTATCATTATAGGCAGATGTACAGACAAATATCTTCTTATTCAATTATCTGTCACCATTTCCCAATTGGGCATTTAGCTGAGTCTAGCTTTGTTTTAGCAGACATAAAACAACCACACTTTTTGCACTGTATTGTTAATGTTATTAATTCTGGACAAGCCAAGCATATGTCAAGTCTTTGTTTGGCTAGGTCATCGTCTGCTCTTTTTGTATTAGGATTAAGCATATCTAATGGAGTTACTCCATTTTTTTCTTTATATTCTTGCCACCTTGATTTCACGCCCTGCTCCTATTAATTAAATTGATCAAAGTACCCTTCGGGAGTATTTGGATTTTTTGGATGCCAGGCTGGCAGTCCCATAACATCTCTATCTGTAATAATGAACTTGTTTCCATCAAATTTTGCATTAGGAGATACAACAAAATGTCCGTAAGGATAATTAAACAAGCTTACTACTTGTGGCTCGCTTAGCAATATACTACCAAAATACTCAGAAGTTTGAAAATCCTCTATAATTTGTTCGTTTTTAATAAATCTAACAGTTAAACCATTATGCTCAGGATATTCATCAGAAGCATCTATAGCCTCATCAGATTCTGTAAACATAGAAATATATTCTGCTTTTACCGCAAAGTCGTACAGGCAGTCACCATCAATAATCCACACTAAGGGATTTCCGATACCTTGAATAATTTCTTCGTTTATCATTTATTCTCCTTTGATAAGTATAGCAAATAGATATAAAATTAACAACCTGATTGTGGTGCGAAGTCAGTAATTGGGGTACAGTTTGCACCGCTACCAAATCCCTCGCTGCATGGCCCTGAATTAGAACAACATCCAATAGCGGCATCAAATGATGTACACCTTGTTCCTACTGCTCCAGCTGGTACGTGGTACGGTGCGTGGTACGGTGCGTGATAAGGTGCGTGATAAGGTGCGTGATAAGGTGCATGATAAGGTGCGTGATAAACAGGTGCGTGGTACGGTGCGTGGTACGGTGGTGCATAATATGGTTCATAATACGGTGGTGCATAATATGGTGGTGCGTAATATGGTGCGTGGTACGGTGGTGCGTAATATGGTGCGTGGTACGGTGCGTGGTACGGTGCAACATAATTATAATAAACAAAAGAAATGCTAGTTCCAATTAAAACTGTATCTCCACTAGATGTACCTTGAGATTGAATATAATTTGTTAATCCTGAATCCGATGTATTTGTTGTCGACTCTGAATATGTAAGGCCAAGTGATGTTAGCAGTGATTGAGCTTGTGCTCTTGTTAAACCAGATAAGCTTGGTATT